GGAAATAGTGCTTACCGTTTACGGTATTGAAACTAAAAATAGTTTAACGTCATTTCGGACAAAACACATAACAGATTTATTTTATTTGTTTTAAGTCTGTTACCCATTCAAAAGCATTGGATGCAGCATGATTTTCACGCATCCAAGCTTTTGCTTGTTCAAGGCCATTGAAGCCTTTGAACTTTGCACTCTTACCATCAGTGAGCTCTTTACAACGAGCCCACTTTAGCACGAATCCTGTATATTCTACGCTAATAACAGCGTAGAAATTTTTATTCTGTCCTTCTGGACGAACAAAAACATCTTCTTCAGTGTTAACTTCTACTGAAGGTTTTGCTTTTTCTATAGCTTTTTTCGCTACAATTTCAGCTTGGCGCTTTACTTCATTCCAAGCCCAATAAAATGTGTTATACTCCTTATCAGTACAACTTTTTTTATTTGTGTGGCTAACTGGAGCCACAAAGGACAATAATCGATCATTACTGTCCTTTACTAATACTGTACCATGTAATGACACAGTTTTAATATCTTTAAAGCCTAATCCTTCATAGAAGGATTTTGCTTTTTTACCTCCATTAATAATGGAAGCATAATTTTTCTTTCCGGAGAAAACTTCTCCGTTAGAATTCAAAATACCAGAAACGAAAAATTCTTTTGTTGTTACTACTGTAGTCATAATAGACCTCCCTTGCCTTACGGCACAAATAAAAATAAAGGGCATAAATATATCCCTTATATAAAAGCTATATCTTATATATAATATAGCTCTTATATAAAGAATGAGTTAGTATTTATATAGCGTCCTAACTCACGACGCTTCTTCTTGTCACGCTAACACTACAGTGTAATGAAGCGCGACAAGAAGATTCCTCCTGTTGTTGCTAGACATGCTAGCACAACAGAAAGGATAATGATAATTAATATATCTCTGTGCATAGTTTCACCTCCTGTTCTATGTTATGAGATATATACTTAGCTATAGTTTATAGTCATACAGCTGGACTTGTCTGTTAGCGATAGATTGGTACTGCTACCTTCTCGCCGATCTGTAGTTGGCGAGAGACTGCACCTCCTTCCATTTTCTTTGATTCGCGGACTGCAACTGCTTCCGCATCTCTGATGTCGAAGGAGACATTGCTTTCTTCATTTGCTTTTAAAATAATATCGTCAAGAGTATCTCCACTCTTGACAACATACATTTGGTAATGGTGCGGAGTTTGCTCCATAACATTTGCAACACCGAATGTTGCTGTTACCATTACTACTGCTGTCATTGTTGCTACGATTAACTTTTTCATACTATTTTCCTTTCCTTCCATCAATTAGATATAGACATTGTGAAGGAAGTGTTTTGTTTTACACAATGTCTTTAATTAAACTGACCCCATCACAATGATGAAGGTCATGACTGATCGACCATCGTTCGTCCCAAATACCACCATGAATCAAAGGCGGGGGGGCGAACTTTGGTCAATCGGCCATATATATATAAAACACTTACCCCCTCTAAAAAAATCCTAACTTTTGGCCCTATATAAAAATTTTCTCAATAAATCAAGTCAGTTGAGAATACTTATTTATTTTCCTATTCATCTACTATAAATTATTCTCAAAAAATATACGTACCACAATCTACATCCTTATGGCGAACATATGTTTGATAAAAAAGAACAAAAAAAATAAGAGCCCCGTTAAAGGCTCTTACTTATAGCTAAGAAAGTTCGTTATGAAATCTTTTTTGACAAATGTTTTAAACTCTTTGAACGTCGCTTCTTCGCGTTTTTTACCGATAAACTCTTTAGCTAACTGTTTAGCTTGTTCTTTAAATAATAGTGTCTGAATCTCGCCGCGTAGCGTATGAATCTCGTAGTCGATATGTTCGTAATTACGAAGTGATAGAAATTTAATTACGGCGATAAAGATATATTTTCTACGTATATCATCGTCATGCAAACCTGGTTGTTCATACAGATAATTACCGACGATATCGTGTTTAATAATTTCTTTGATATTATTTTTTTTAAATCGAGTAAAGAACGTACTAAGCGATGGATAATACATATCGACTAGCGTATCGATATAACTATTAATCGATAAGTTTGTCTTTGCCGCCATTATTACCTGATGCTCCCATTAATAGTAATAATACTAATTCATCGATAAAGAGTTTATAAGCTTCTTCTTGGTTTTGTGGTTTCTTTTCGAGAATCATTCGTTCGATTAAATCAGTTTTGATCGACATATTTTCGATTTTTTTAATACTATTAACGATATCGTAAGACTCGAGAGTATAAGCAATAATATAGTCGTCGGGAACACTACTTTTTAAAAAAGATGGGTGCACTTTATTATTACTATAATCATATACTACGTCTTTTAATAGAAATTGACCATGCTTATATTTGTGCCACATATCTGTTAAGAAAGCTAAGATACTAATTTTAATTTTATGATTAGTAATGTTACCGACTAAATACGAATAAAAATTGTTGGCGTTAATTTGTTTCATAAAAAAATATCCTCCATATGAAAACAATAATATTTTTATATAGTATTAGTATATCATATAGAGGATATAATTACTACTAGAATACTAAATTAAATAGTAGTAGTAGTAACGATTCTATGTATAAAATGGAACTAGAATATGTCGAAGGTACGAAAATGCGCATCGAATATGTCGGATATAATTATGGTACATATATGTGCAATCTTTATCTTTGCAAAGTTCCTAAAAACTTTACAGGTATTTATTATCATACGATGTCAGAACATGATTATGGTAGAGGTGGTGAAGATAATTTCCATTACGAAACTGCTTATCAAGTTAATACTAATATTGTATTAAAAAATGAATTAGCTAATGAAAATAATGCTAGAGCAATTTATCCTAGTTATAGTAATCAAGGTCGATGGGTTTATGAAACAAATAAAAATGCAATCGAAGCATCTATGTTCATAAAAAATGGCTATATTTGTATGCGATATGGTTTTAAAAATAGACCAGAAGTTGAAAATAATTTAGTAGATGTCGGTAGGAATTTCGATTTAAGAATATATATTATTTCCTAAGAAATATATATATCGCATTGAACATCTTTTCTTCCTAAGCCAAAGGCTCTTGGCCTTACAATAATAATTAATTTATTATTCTCTACATAAAAATTTCCTACTGCATTAAATGGTGTGCCATTTACAATTACAGCAAAGCCCCATCGTGGAGTATACGCATATAAAATATTCCATTTTTCTGGCAAATCTAATATCTTTTGATGAGAAATGCTTATGTTCCTATCATCATCAGAACCGCCATATTCATTTGTAATTTTTATTGTTTGTGCAGCACTAATTTCTTCATAAGTAAAAAATTTATGATATATCCAATTACTACTACTACTATTTAATTTAGTATTAATAGCATTAATCTTATTATTAATATCGTCAAGATCATTCTGAACTAAGAAACGTTGAAAATTACGATTAGCGTCGAGCCAGCCCGGATTATTAGTCGAGCATAAGTTTACTTGATGAGTCGTATCGTACGTACCGATATCTAAATCGGATTCGCCTCGATTATTTAAACTCGAACTAATACTATGAAACGTATTCGTATTTAATAGATCTAAGGACGGTATTTTTAAGCCTTCGTTAAACGTTACGAGGCCGGTAAATGTATCGCCTGCTTTATTAGCTTTAGCATCGATATTTAATAGTAGATCGGCAGATAATTTGTCTTTCGTAATCGCATGATCACGAATCTTACGAGTCGTAACACTAGCATCGGGATGGTCGAGTTCCTCTAAGGTACGATGTTTACTTAAATCAGACTTAAGACTGTTAACTAATTGTTTAAGGCTATCGCCAGTCGTATCGAGCGAAGCTCTTAAATCATTCTTTAAATTGGTAAGCATCGAGTCGATCTGATCTTTTAAATAATATTTAGCAACGAGGTCGCTCAACAAACCATCGACTTCGCCCTTTGTGTAATGTTCTTTTAACAGATTTACTTTAGTCGGGAATAACTTATATAGCAAGAAAGCACTTAATGCTTTATCTTCGTCGAAATTAGATTCGCCGTCGGTAAATTCGTCGGACGAAATTACTTCTTTTTTGTCGACATGTTTGACCCTGTCCTTCAACCGATTTAACATGTCAGCACGTTTCGGTTCACTTTCGTTAACGGTGAACTCATAATCGTATATATTAGTTTCTGGCATATATATATGTCCTTTCGTTAATTTAAAATATATACTACTATATTACAGAAAAAATCCCCGCACTAAGTACGGGGATATATTGTTTGTTACAAAGTATCGTTAGGCTCTAACATAATTTTACGCCAAGAATTAGTGCTAGTCGTCGATTCTGCAATATAAAGTGCACTATCTACTTTAGCTATTTGTCCAGCAAACGCTGGTTCTTGTGTAATATCACTTGCCATAAGCTTATCGATACGAACATAATCTTTTAATTTTTCGTCGACATCGCTGGCGCTAATAATCCATTTAGTACCGTTCCAGAATATCGGCATTCCGAGTGTTGTATCGAAATATTGTTGGCCGATAACTAAATGTTCAGTCGGTCTTTTTCCCGTCGGGCCAGAATGAATAATCGGAATCGTTTCGTAGGTCATCGTACCCATAGTATTAACAGGTTTATTTGGCATGAAATAGATTTCCATACTTAAATCGGCTAACGAAGTAATAACATCAGCCTTATAAGGTTCAGGAATTTCGCATTTCATAGTCTTAGCATCGGTATTTACTTCAATAACCTTAAAGCCACCTTTGCCTAATACGTTCATCATACTACCGACTGTAATTGGCGTATCTTTTAACGTACCGTTATCCCATACCGGGAATTTATTAAAACCAAAAGTCATTGTTCTATCACCATGATTCGTAACAGAAATAGGCTTATCCGCTGCCGCTAAATACTCGGTTTTAGTCGTGTATCTGTAAGTCGATACATAGCCGAAATGACCAGAATGATTTGGCTTGGATTCTAAATATACATCGCCAGCAACACCAGCAGTATAATTACTATAATCATGATCTTTAGCATCTTTATAAGGAACGCCATTAGAACCAAAGAAAATGGCTGAGCCTTCGCCATCGGCTAATTCATCTCGACTACTAATATTTTTCTCATGAATAGTTCTATCGTAACCTAAATAAATTCTTGTCTTAGCATCATCTTCTGCCTTAATTTCATATTTTCTATTAAGGAAACCTCTCGAACTATATTCATCGGTAGAACCTATATTATTAAATAAAGTTAACGCCGGATATTCGGCTATACCGTTAGGCGAGATAGATACTTCCGGAGAATTAATCCAAGAGAACTTAGTACCTTTTTGTATCCAGCTATTAAAATTCTCTTGAAATTTATCAAATTTAAGATTACTTACTTTAACTTCAATCTTAGCATTTTCTGGTGAGGTTAAATAAATAAATGCCGAAGGTTTTTCCTCGACGAGTACATGGTCGACATTATCGTCAAGCGTAATATCGAGCGTAACATGACTAATCTCGGCTCTTGGTCCAATACTAATGTACATTGGGTTTTGATTAAGAGCCCATCGACCAGTTAATTTAAAATTCGATATTTTATTAGCATAAAAATTAGCCGTAGTACCATTATTTAAATCGACAGTATCGTCAAAATGAAGAGTAACAGTTTCGAAATCGACATATGAGTATGTACAGAGACAGAAAGTACAGTTATTAGAAACGATATTGCTTATAGTATTATTTATGCCATCAGTATATTCTAGATATATAGCATACATACCATAATTAGCTTTTACATTATCGATAGTCAAATTATTACATTGAGCAGCTAAATCGATATTATTACCAGCACAATCTTTAGTATTAGTCATACGAAGATTTAATAATTTTAGATTAGTAAATAGTAACTGACTAAAATCACTACTCGTACCGATAAATTTAAAACTGCTGCCTTCGGCATCTTGGTCTTTAACTTTAAAAATAAAACCATCGATTGTCGTATTATAAGCATTAGTAATATCGTCTAGATCTTCCGGTACATTTCGAGTCAATACAAATCCGATATCACCTTGAGACGCATCGGTATGATCGCATAAAATAGTAGCACCATAAGTATTCTCAGATCTAACGACTAAAGAACGACTCATTTTTTCTGGGCAGAAAATCTTTACGACATTTTCTATCTTGTAAATACCGTCCGGGAAAATTACTTCGTCATACTTCTCAGCGTTAGCTTTAGTAAAAACCTCGTTTAACTTAGCCGTCACATCAGTAGCGCCCGTATTATCGACACCTTCCGTAACGACGTTAAGAGATTTTACCGAGTCTAATAAACTTTGAGCATCAGCTTTTTTCATAAAAAGTTCGTCATTTTTTTTTATGATCGAGCTTAAGCCTTGAGCAATTTCAGAAATAATAGACATTAAAAAACCTTTCTATTATAAATAATCGACACCGTTCATCCGTGCGATTTCTCGAGCTCGATTACGAATCCAGTTGCCGCCAGAAGTATGGACACAGTCTTCGGTACGAATATGGCATTCAGGTACGAGAATATCGAGATCCCAGCGTTCTGCCGGATAATCGTATAAATCTTGGCGAGCTAAACAACGTTCACCATGAGTAAATACTTGACTTAATGGTAAACCATATGTCACGCAACATAGATATACGACAGTCGCCATTGCTTCGAGTTGTAATGCATTAACTGGTTCTGTACCTGGTACATATGTGGAATAACCAGTGAAACCGTCACCATTTAATTCAGAACCATAATTAGAACATGTCGATATACCTAAATTATTAGTATTTTCTCGATAGCAGTGCGCGCCTTTATTATCTAAATCTTGCATTACATGTACGTTACCAGATCCATCGATACACATATGATAATCATCGAACAACTGGTCATAATGACCAGCTGTCCAATGAAGAGTAATCATAGTATTCGAAGAACCTTGTTGTTGGATAACAGGATATACGTTTTTAATGACGTTATCGCGGATTTGTTTTAATTGTTCTTCGTATGTCATATATTATAATTTATCCTTTAAATTGTCTACATTATAACCATAAATAATACCATAAATTATATTTATTCCGATATTTATATCAAAAACTTTATTCGACTCAGATTCAGTATTATAATTAATAACAATATGTCCATTACCGTCAGAATTGTCTTTATAATATTTCATAGAATTAATAATCGTAATAATTTCATTAGAATCAATTAATTTTTTTATATCAGTATTATTTACTTTGTCAGCATAATACAATGTTTTCATGCCAGTAAACTTATTAATATCAGAGATCGGCAAATCAATTGCTGTTTCTAAAGAAGAAGGAGTTTTAATAAGAATTTGAGTTATTGGAATTTCTACAAAATTAAATCCATTTTTAGTATTGTCGTATACTTTATTTAATGTTTCTAAATTTTGATAAATAGATGTCGCTAAATTAGTATTGTTTGTAATATCATAACTATAAATAGTCTCATTTTCTTTTTTAATAAATTCATTGTTAGTATCATTTTTATGAATTAAAGAAATAGTAAGACTATTGCCGGCAAACAACATTTCATTCTTAATCTTATCGTCGATAATAAAACCGTTAGATGCTTCTGTAATATTATATTTATTTCCGTTAACAGTAACAATTTCATAATGATCAAGTATATATTGTTTAAGATCAGAAAAATTATCAGCTAAATTTAAACTTAATTTTTGATGTCCATCGCTATAACTTGGACTTAAGTTATTAAAGCATACTTCTTTTGCTAGCATATTAGAAGTAACGGCTGCAACATACTGACTCAAAAATATTGAATTTGTACAGTCATCATCAGCAATATTTAAATAAGTAGAATTAACATCATTAAATTTATTTTTAAATTTTAATTCTGTCGGTAATAAATTATAATAAGAAAAAGTTTCTTCTTCAGGTAATGTATAAACAATACCGTTATTAG